CCACTACTAGGTACTTGTGCCATGTTAGGGCTGTGATGCGTCATACGCCCCGTCACGGCTCCGTTTGTTATCACCCTACCATGCACCCTACCATCAGGCTTAACCACGTCAAACCAGCTACTCACCTGCGAGATGCGTTTCTGGAGCATTAGATACCGAGCAATTAGTTTAGCCTCTGGTAAGTCAATGCCCTCTAACACCTTCTCGTTGATGATGGTACTCCCCTTCTCAGTCTCCTTTGTAAACTTAACACCAAGGGAGGTAAGCCTCTCAGCAATCTGTTGTCTACTGCCGGGGTTGAATGGGGTTACCTTATCCTTTAGCTCTTTCCCTGTCTTCTCGCTTATACGCTTCTCCACAATTGGAGGAAACGTAGCTTGTAATTCACCTTCAATATCAGCAACCTCGCCTGAAAGCTGTGCCAATAGAACCCTGCCCTTAGCCTCATCAAATCTAAACCCATGCCTTTCTTGCTTGCACACAATAGCGGCAACGTCATGCTCAAGCTGCACACTCTCACCCCAATCAGCCAACTGTTCATCTAGGTACTTGTACAAGTCAACAGTTACTGACACGTCCTGTCTACAATAAAAGCGGTTAAGGCTATCAACTGGATCGTCATAAGGAGCAGTAGAAATCTTGTCATAAGGTAACCCTTTCATCCAATGCCAAATACGGGTGTATTCAACCTTGTTATTCCCCAGTCTCTTGCCCCACGCCGCCAAACTGTGACCGTTTTCGATAGAGGGATTGAGTAGCCTTGACATTATCAAGGTATCTCTCACTTTCTTCAAGCCAATCCTCGTTCCCCACAGCCTGTTGAGGACTGGTGCGTCGAAGCCGATCAAGTTGTGTCCGATCAATCTCTCTGCTTTGTTTATTAAGGGTATGAGTGTATCCGGTTTTGTGTGACATATGTATTCGCCTGTCTCGCTGTTATGGGTATAGCATAACCAAATCTTGGTCTGCTTGCTGTCTGTCTCGATGTCGAGAACTAAGTTCACATTACTTTCCTTTCGCTAATTCAATCTCCACCAGTTTAGCATAGCCACCCACGTCGTGCCAACTATCATCATAGAAGGGGTCACCATTTACAATACGCGCCAGCTTGTTGGCAATCAAGTCTAAGCTCTCCTGCATATAGGGTTCCATAGCATTCCAACTGTCGCCCCCACGCATAATATCTTTTAACCATTGCGACGTGGCTGAAACATTCTTGTACTCACCGTAACGATTCTCACGCTGGTCTAGCGTCTCAGTTACATCCTTCATAAACTTAATCCCTCCTGCGGCCTCACGCGCTGACATATCACGATCTTCAAAATACTCCCAGTCATCCTCTGGTCGTAACTCATTTAACTTTATAAAAGATGGGTTAATCATTCATCATCTTCCTCTGGGTTAAGGCGTTTAGCATCCTCAATCCCCGCTTGAATTGCGGTGAGTATACCTAGCCTAGTCAACGCCTCCAACGCCTCTGGTGGGAAGTTGAATTGATAGTCTGCACTACCATCCTCGTTCTCACGGATTAGCGACACAGAGCACTCGCCTTTAATAGTCATGTGTTCTTCTCCTTTAACTTGGCTTCAACATACCTACAAAGACGCTCTTCATCACTGTTTAGCATACCACCGCCACACTCAAACATCTCTTCTCTTGTCAGCCCAACCCATTCGGACTTGTAGATTTCGGCTTGGGGTATCACCTGCTTAATAATGCGACCATCTTCAAACCAAGTCTTTGTGTAGATTGTGTGCGGTGCTACATCAGTCAAAACAATGCCTCCTCTGTCTGTTCAATTAACAACCCATGTCGTATCTTGTATGCTCGTTTCTGCACCCACTCAGGCTTGATACCAAAGGGGTTGAAGCATACGCCTGTCTTACTGCAATAGCCGTACTGTTCTATTTCAAGTTTAACCATAATCCCACCTGTGCAAATGCGTAGCCAATCCAAATCATACCGTTAGCTCCTTCACCTTTATACCATTGTAAGACACCGACCGTCAGGTAACCAAGCCCAGTAGCGCCCACGATTACCTGTTCAATCATAAGTTATCATCCTCCAGACTAATAGCAACTGATTCCGACAGTATACCATTCTTTTGGTTATATTGCAAGCCAAATTTAGTCCCAGTCGCACGCCCGGTAAACCTGTCTTTTAACACACGAAATGTGGTGGTCTGCCGCTTGATAGGGTCGGAGTGCTGCTTGTTACGCTCTAACCCAAACATATAGTGGCTCCACCTAGCAATAGCGCGAGACCCGGTAAAGTGTTTCTCTAGCACACGTCCACCCTCCTCATGCGCCTTACCCTCTGGTGTGGTGAGGTGACTAATGAAGTGGATGATGATGCCTAGCTCTTGTGCTAGTGAGGCCATGTCTGCCATGATACCGTCTAGCGCACGCCTCTCATCCTGCTCATTAGCCGACAGCGCAGTCAGGTGGTCTAGGTAGATGTGGTCAATGTCATAAGCCTTGTTAAAGAACTTGATGATATTCTTGATACTACGCCATCCCATCGCACCGAAGTGCTCCATCATGTACAACTGCTCACGCCCCTCCAACCTGTCAATGCTCTCCTCGTACTCCTGTCGCGTCCAATCCATATCAGGCACATGGTACAGCTTCTTGTCTAGCTTGCCCATCACACGCTGACTTGTCTCTACCACGTTCTGCTCAAGGTAGATAACACCGACCCGCAGACCCAACTTGTCAATGTCATAGGCAATCTGTTGAGTAAACACGTCAGTCTTACCGACCCCAACACCAGCACCGAAAGCATACAACTCACCCTTACGTCTACCATACGTCACCTCAGTTAGAGTATCGAAGCACCACGGCACACCTGCTACTGGTGGGGCTAACAACCTCTCCTTAATGTCGGTGACGGTGACGATGCCCTCTGGTTTGTACGCATCAGCCCCATACCACGCATTACTAAACTGTGCCTCACTCTTGTGCGCTAACCATTCGCACGCATCCTTGTAGTCGTTGTGATGCCTGAACATACACGCCTTCGACCCCAACAGTTCAGCTACCTTCTTCGTGGCCTCCTTCCCTGCCTCGTCGTTGTCAAAGCAAATAACCACCTTCTCGAATGAGTCAATCCACTCGAACGCTGCCTTACAGTCGGACAGGGCACTCTGAGCACCGGAGCGCACACTAACAGCAGGGAGACTTGTCATTTGATGGACAGCCAAGGCATCGAACTCCCCCTCTGTCAGCGTCAGCACCTTCCCTCCCTGTTGAAAGCGATTCTGACCGAACAGCATCGCACCCTTCCACTCACCCTCGACCTTGAACTGCTTATCCTTACTCCTCACCTTGACAGCGATAGCCTCACCTGTCTTGTTGTGGTAGGGGAATAACACCTCACCATCAGTGGTTTGCTCCACCTCATAGGTACGCATGGTAGCCAAGGTTAACCGTCTAGCTGGAAAAGCCCCCACATACGCATCAGAACGGGCTACAACGGGCTTCCTGGCCTCGGTGTATACATGGGTATGGGTAGAGGGTTCTATCGCCGCCTCGTCCCTCCTGTACGTCCCGCAGTTGAAGCACTTGGTACTGCCGTCCTCGTTAACAGCTAGTGGGTCAGTACCTCCGCAGTCGGGGCATGGTTGATGTATCTTCTTGAATGCCATTATAAATCCCAGTTGTCATGTAACACCTGCATCGCTTCGTACTCCTCGATGGTTAGTAGCCTCCCTTGTTTCTCATGATAGAGGGATTCTAGAAACTGCTTGAGTCCTATTGTTTGAATTAGGTCGTGCGCGTCAGACAATGTATAGTATAACGATACCTCCGCTTGTATCCCTATACAGTCATCTTCTTTACCCTCAAGCGTGTTAATCATATAATTCCCTCTTATCTTCATAGTCTATATAGTTAGCAACATCCGTGCCAACCTCGCTTCTTAAATCTTCACGGGTTAACACCTTCACCTCGTCAGATATGTAGCTGAAGCATCCTTCACACATATCTAAGAAGCTATTGTCGGCAACTGTCTTTATCGTTGCCTCAAATGGTGTTAAAATCACGTTACAGCAAGTGCATCTCATCTGTTCACCTCGTAAGTTGTTAGTTGACTGTCCCTGATTGGTTTAGCTATGACAGCAAACAAACACAGGAACAGTATATATCCTACCACAATTTTCACTCAACCCTCACCAATTTAAATACCCCCTCTTTGTTATTTTCTTCCAACCAGTAGACGGCATTAGCCCTCTCAGTTGTGCGATAGACGATCAGGTTCGTCCACTTGGTTCTGATCTCATACATCATATGTCAATGTCTCTAAAAGAAATGTCAAAGGATAGGCTATCACCTAGGTTGTTGAATGCCTCTCTGATGGGCGAGAGGATACCTTCAAGCTCCTCCATTGTTAGCATTGAGGTGACGGTAAGGGTAACAGCCGGAGCTGCCCCATCCTCCTCGTTTACATAACCCTTA